TGCTCAGATCAAATAATGTACAAAATATTACAGAACAAAAAGCATTACAAGAGTTAAGAGAAAATGATTTTAACTTCCGTGCTGCTAAAAATAAACCAGTAGCTGATCAGCATCAAGGAGCATATACTTCTGAACAAACAGTAGGTGATGCATACGAAACTCTAAAGAAAACTAGAAAAGACTGGGGGTCTGAAGAAGGCTCCACTGGATCTATTGTTAGACCTATTTTAACTGAACGTGCTGCTAAAACTGGTATGATGCCGGAAGAAGTAGCAGCAGGTATATTACGTGGTTTATATAGTGATGCTAAATTTCAAAAAACTATTCAAGATTTAAAAGATGGCAATAAAACTTTAATGGAAGAATTTGGTGATGCAATCGAAGCTCATCAAAGAATTACATTAGGTAGAAATGCTGCTGACATGACAACTGAGGAGTATCTTGAAGAAGTACTTAGAGCTTCTGATACATATGATGTTACAGATTCTTCTGGTAATGTTATAGATACTATTACAACCATTACATCTCAGAATATTGTAGTAACAGATATGTTGGTTGGTACACTAATTAAACAGTTAAGAGACACAGGTATTAGTGGTAGAGAATTGAAAGAATTCTTTGATTTAGGAGCAATAGATGGTCCAGCAGAACAAATAGCTAATACAATGATGACTGCATTAACTGAAGCTAAGAAAGCTAGAGTTATGAAGTCAGCTAATTTTAGAGCAATAGGTGCAGGTAAGGCTAGACAATATCTAGAAGTATCAGTATCTAAGGATATGGCAGATACTAGAGATTCTATTATGTCTATCCTACAAATAGCTAAAGAAGATACTAGTGATGAATTGATGAATGCTTTGTTTGAAGTATTCTCAAGTATGAAAACTGTTAATAATTTAGATGACTTTGATCAATGGGCTAGAAAGATCATTAAAGGTGGTAGACTCGAACCTAAAGGTCCAGAACGTACAGGTGCTTTAATAAGAGAACTACAAGGTATGTTTAGTCATAGTATTTTAAGTGGACCTAAAACTCCTGCAAGAGCTATATTAGGTACATCTATGGCTACTTTTTTAAGACCATTCTCTCAAGCTATAGGTGGTGCTATGATGTTCCCATTTACAGGGGACGCTATAACTATGAGAGCAGGATTAGCCTCATTAAGTGCCATGATGGAAGCTATACCGGAATCTTTAACTGTATTTAGAACTAAGCTTAATTCTTATTGGAGTGGTGATATATCAAATATCAAAACACGATATGTAGAATTTACAAAAGGTGATGAAAACTGGGAACTTCTCAGAAGATACTATGAAGATAGTGGTAGAGCTAGTACAGGAGATAGAGCTTTATTTTCTATGGCTAATATGGCTAGAAATGCTAATAACTCTAATTTCCTTACATATTCTACTAAAATAATGGCAGCTACTGATGATGCTTTTGCACATATATTAGGTAGAGCCAAAATGAGAGAGAAGGCATACCGTTCTGCTATGGATGCTCAGAGTAAAGGTATGTTTGTAGATGTAAATGCAGACTTACTGAGAAAGTTTGAAGATGATTTTCATAGTCAAATATTTGATGATGAAGGAAATATCATTGATAAAGCTACTGAATTTGCACGTAAAGAAGTTACACTTACTCAAGACTTAACTGGATTTTCTAAAGGATTGAATGATGTATTTACTGCTAATCCATGGGCTAGACCTTTCTTCCTATTTGCTAGGACTGGTGTAAATGGTCTTGCATTAACTGCTAAACATACACCCGGATTCAATTTTCTAGTTAAAGAATTTAATGATATAGCATTTGCTAAAGCAGATAATCTAGAGAATGTAATTAAGTATGGTATTACTGATGCTGCTGAACTTGCTAATGCTAAGGCATTACAGATAGGTAGATTAGGCTTAGGATCTTCTGTTATATTTATGGCAAGCCAAGCCTTTATGAGTGGTAATCTTACTGGTAACGGTCCTACTGATAGACAAAAACGTCAGATGTGGATAGATTCTGGTTGGATACCAAGAAGTATCAAGCTAGGTGATGTATGGGTTGGTTACGATTCTATAGAACCTTTTAACCAAATACTTTCAATTATTGCTGATGTAGGAGATAATAGTCTCCTTATGGGAGAAGAATGGACTGAGGGTAACTTACAAAAAACTGCACTTGTTATAGCACAAGGTTTATCTAGTAAGTCTTATCTTGCTGGTATGCAACAGTTTGTAGATTTATTTAGTGGTCAAGCCGGACAAGTTGAACGTATAATAGCTAGCCTTGCTAATAATCAAATTCCTTTATCTAGTTTAAGGAATGACTTAGGTAAGTTATTTACACCTTATACTAGAGAATTATCATCAGGTATAGTTCAATCATTAAGAAATAGAAACTTAATTACTGAAAATTTAGCTGGTGAACCCTTACCTATTAAATATGATCTCCTTACTGGTAGACCTATTAAAGATCATGACTTCATGACTAGAGCATGGAATATGTTTATACCAGTAAATTTCAATTTAGATCATGGTCCTGGTAAGCAATTCCTTTTTTCAAGTGGTTACGATTATAGAATAGCTACCTACTTCTCACCTAATGGAGATGATCTAACTGATTACCCAGAAGTAAGGTCTAAATACCAAGAAGCTATTGGTGTACAAAACTTAGAAAAAGACTTAGCTAAATTAAGTAACCAGAAAAGAGTACAAGACTCATTGCTACAAATGTATACTGATATATACAGTGGTAAACGTGGAGAATTTGAAGCTAAAGATTACTATCATAACCAGTTAATTCATCAATTATTCAGAAAAGCTCGACAAGTAGCTTGGATGTCTCTTTCTGATGATCCTGATATACAAGGCATATCGTATCAGACTAAGTTAAAAAAAGCAAGGAAGCCTCAATATAATACCATCCTCACTATGTACAAATAAACAATGGCAACAACAACATTTCAAGATTATACAGGGGATGGATCAGATCTTACATTTGATTACTCCTTCCCTACTTATACCGCAGCCGACGTTATAGTAGAACTTGATGGCGTAGTAGTAACTAATTACACCATACCAAGTTATGCTACTTCAGGTACAAAAACTGTAACCTTTGATAATACAACTGGATCTTTAAACTCTACATATTGCGAATCTTCAGGAGCTCCTAAAACTGGAGTTGGTATTAGAATTGCTAGAGATACAAATGTAGATACAGCTAAAGCTACATTTCAGGCTGGATCTTCAGTTAAGGCAGGCGATTTAAATAATAACCAAACGCAACTATTAAGAGCTTTACAAGAAGAGCAGAATCAAACAATAGTTACTAAGAAAATAAAAGATGATGCTGTAACTAGTGCTAAAATATTAGACGATACTATAGTCAATGCTAATATAAATTCTGCTGCTGAGATAGCAGTAAGTAAATTAGCAGATGGTGCTGCAAGACAACTACTACAAACAGATTCAGGTGGTAGTGGAGTTGAATGGACAAATAATGTAGATATACCTGGAACCTTAGATGTTACAGGAGCAGCTATATTAGATAGTACCTTGAATGTAACTGGTACTATAACCGGTAATCTTACCGGTAATGTTACAGGTAATATTACTGGATCATCTGGCTCTGTAACAGGTAATGCTGCTACTGCAACAGATTTAGCAGCAGCTGCAAAGATTACAAATAGTGAACAAGCAGCTCATACACCAGATGATTCAACATATTTCACTACACTAGCAACAGAGGCTAGATATTTCAATGTAAGTACTGGAGAAACAATTAAAGATGGTGATACATTCCCTGATAATGACACAACCATTGCAACTACAGCAGCTATTAACGATAGGATCATTGATCTTGTCGATGATGTAGGTGGTTTCGTACCAATAGCAAATGAAACTTCTTTTCCAAATGCTAATCCTGACGTTAATGATGGAGCAGGTACTCTTGTTAGTATTAAAGCCCTTGCTAGTAGCATCACCTCAAATGGGAGTGGAGTGGCTACAGTTTCTAACGGTACTGTAGGTAATTCTACTGTTACTATTAATGGTTTAGCAAATAGCACAACATATGCTGCTAGTTTTGGAATGATAGTAGAAACAACTTCTACATTAAATACATACACATTCCATAGACAAACACCCAAAGCTACTGAGGTAACAACAGTTGCTGGTAGTATAAGTAATGTTAATACAACCGCAGGTGCTATATCAAATGTTAATACTGTAGCCGCAGCTATTGCTAATGTAAACACTACAGCAGGTGCTATATCTAATGTAAACACTACAGC